TTTTAGGAGTATACCAATGAATACACTTCACATGATTAAGAAGCAGATTGAAAAAGCATCTGCACTTCACGACGCACAAATTCATATGACTTCCTATCGTGGAGTTCAATATGAGTGCAAGCAGTCTGGTGAGGAAACTCACGGAGAGTTCTGCTATCGTGGTCGCACTTACGTTAAGTGATTATAACTTTATAATCCATCCAGGACCTGCTTGACAGGTCCTTTTTTTATGAGTATAATTAGGTGAGTAGATCCTGTATTATGGACAGAGAAAAACTAAAATTGATCATCAGAAATATGGATCTTCTTCTTGATGCACTGAAGTCTGAGGTCTATTCAGAACCTGAAGCATATACAAGAGACTATCCACAAATTACAGACTATGATGAAGTTTTTGATGATGATGACGGATACCCAGACTGAAGACCCATGCTAAGGAGAACTATGTATGAAGAACTGAATTGTTTTGAGGAAGCACTCAAACACTTTGGAACTAGAGTTGAGATCATCACTGCCATGGAGATGGCAAAGAAACTGACTGCTGAAGAAGCATATCAGATGATCAAGAATGAACTCAGAGATGTCAAGAAATGTCGTAAGCAATTTAAAAAAGATGAATGTTAAACTGATTTCTGTTACCCCTGACGCAGAAAAGAATATTGCATATTGTGCCCGTGTAAGCAATCCAAATAATCAAGAGAATGAGAAGATTGCTGGTCTTCTGAAATACTGCATCAATCATAAGCACTGGAGTATTTTTGAGCAGGCATTCATGACTCTTGAGATTGAGACTACTAGGGGACTAGCAGCTCAGATACTACGCCACCGTAGTTTCACATATCAAGAATTTTCACAACGATATGCGGATTCATCCCTGCTTGCAGAGCAAATTCCTATGTTTGATCTACGTCGTCAGGATACAAAGAACCGTCAGAATTCTATTGACGATATTGATCCTTTCACTAAGCAAGAGTTTGAGATTCAGATTCAAAGGCACTTTGCTTCTGCTATGGATCTGTACCAGGCAATGCTTGATAAAGGAATTGCAAAGGAGTGTGCCCGATTTGTGCTTCCTTTAGCAACACCCACTAAAATCTACATGTCGGGATCAGTGCGATCATGGATTCATTATATTGATTTGCGTTCTGCTAACGGAACCCAGAAGGAGCATATGGATATTGCTAATGAATGTAAGTGCATCTTTGCTGGTCAGTTCCCAGTGATTGCTGAAGCACTTGGATGGACTGAACATTCATGAAGAATTTTCCATTAACTGTTATTGATAATTTTTTTGATTATCCAGATGCAGTGGTTGAATTTGCGGAGAGTGTTCAATACTCTCCACCAAAAGAATCCACTTATCCTGGAGTCATTTCTTCACAAGAAGTGATTGAGTCAAATCCTTCATTAGTTAATTGGGCAATGTCTAAAGTCATAAATTTATTTTATGACCTTGATCGAACATATATTGCTTGGAATGCTGAATCATCATTTCAAAAAATTACTCCTTATAATAATGATGATCAGTATCATATTTTGAACAGAGGAATACCTCATATTGATATTCCTGGTTGTGTAGCTGCTGGTGTAGTGTATTTGAATAAGAATCCCTCCAAAGATACTGGAACTTCTTTATATCAAAAGGCATTAGGTTCAGAATTTTATCAAGTACCTCATGAACTTGTTGATGGATCTATGAAGCATCATTCTGGTCATACTGTAGATAACTATGAGAAAATAGTTCAAGATCACTTTGATAACTTTGAAGAGACTGCTAGAATTCAAGCAAAGTTTAATCGTCTCGTATTTTATTCAGCAGATTCTTGGCATTCTCAAACCACATATGGTAAGAAGGATGATGAGGATAGACTAACTTTTAGGTTCTTTATAAGTCTTCAAGCACAAGATAGAGATATGCCTTTAAGGAGACAATACGATTGATAAATAATTCATACAAAAAGTGTTCCAAAATGAAAGTAATACAGAATGTTAGTTATGCTGATGTCGCAAGACTTCTAAAAAATAACAACATTGTAGCAATCTATCAGGGGAATGATGAGGGTGGACCACGTGCTTTAGGTAATAGGTCTATCCTATTCAATCCTAGTGTGAATGAGATAAGTAAGTTGGTTAACTTGAGAAAGTTGAGAGAATGGTATAGGCCAGTTGCTGGAAGTATTCTTTTAGAAGATTTTGAAGAATGGTTTTTAACTAAATCTCTCAAAGAGTCTCCTTTTATGACACATGCTGTTGATGTAAGACCAGAGAAGTCTGGATCAATTCCAGCAATTGTTCATAAAAATATCACTTGTAGAATTCAGACTGTAACTCAAGAACAAAACTTTCATTATTATAATCTAATAAAAGAGTTTAAAAAACTCACAGGTATTCCTGTGATTGGAAATACTTCATTGAACTTGGGTGGATATCCAATTGCTCATACTCTTAAAGATGCTTTGCATGTAATTCAAAACTCTATGTTTGAGTATCTTTATCTTCCAGAAAAGCAAACATTAATTTACTCAAAGAACGAGAGGTAATATTAAATGTATATTTTAGGTGTAAACATATCACATGATCCATCTGCATGTCTTCTGGAAGATGGCAAGATAATTTATTACTCTGAAGATGAGAGACTAACTGGATTAAAAAAACCTGATGGTGAATATGATGACATCATTGAGGAATTTTATACCAATGGTAATGTAAAATCTATCTTCACTCACATTGATACTATTAAAAAATATACTAGTAGTGTTGACTATGTTATTTTTTCATCCTTTGGTAGACATGATATCAATGATGATAATCTTATTATAAGAGGCATTACACAAAAACTACAAGAAGCAAATATTCAATTTAAGACTTTATTGTTCTTTGAGGATAAGCATCATATCTATCATGCTGCTAATGCATTTTATGCATCTGGGTTTGAAGATGCTGCAGCATTAGTTATGGATGGTGGTGGTGCATATGATGTCAAGTATCGTGAGGAGCATACATCACAATACTGTAAGTTTCCTTTTAGGGAAGTAGAAAGTATTTACACTTGTACTTACGACTTTCCATCATTTAATAGAAAGTATCAACATTTTTCAATGTTAGATGAAATTGATACTGATGAACCAATGTTCTGGAAGAGGAGTAAGCAAGAAATTTATTCTCGCACCAGTAGTTGCGGAGACTTGTATAGTATCATGGCTCAAGCACTTGATATGGATGAGAGTACGGGAACTGCGGCGGGAAAAGTGATGGGTCTATCTGGTCACAGAATGACCTCTAATAATATGAGAGACAACATTAATATTTTAAATAATTACGAGAAGCAATATTCTATTTTAAATTCTAGTTGGTTCCATGAAAAAGATGGTGAATGGGTTAGTGATTTAAATATTGGTCCAAGACTTGAGCAATTTATTAATGATCACGATGTTGATACTTCTTTAAAAGGTCCAACATTTGATTTTTATATTTGTGCATCTCTTGCACATAAACTACAAGTAGAAACATTCAAACAAACTTGTAGACTGATTCAAAAGACCATTGATTTGACAGGTAAAAAACAAATTGTTTTATCTGGTGGTTATTTTATGAATTGTGTTAACAATTATAAATATACCAAGGAATTTCCTGAAGTTGAATTTTTCGTTGATCCAATGCCTCATGATGCAGGAACTGCAATTGGTGCAGCAAAATACTTATGGTATGGATTAACTAAGAGCAAAGAAAAGTATCCTTTTAAAGATGTTTATTTTGGACCTAGTGTATGAAAATAAAATATGATGTTACTTATGATGATGTTGTTGAACTGATTTTAGATAAAAAGATAGGAGCAATACATCAAGGAAGATCTGAAATTGGACCTAGAGCATTGGGCAATAGGTCTATTATTTTTGATCCCAGAGTTTCTAACGGAAAAGATATTGTCAATATTGTAAAACAAAGGGAAAGCTTTAGACCTTTTGCAGGTTCTGTAATGGAAGAACATGCACATGAATGGTTTGATATGATTGGTTTGAAACGATCTCCTTTTATGACATTTAACTTAAATGTTAAAGAGCATAAGAGAAAAGAAATTCCTTCAGTTGTTCATGTTGATGGTACATGTAGAATTCAGACTGTAAGTAAAGAAGATAACTTTCATTATTACAATTTGATTAATGCTTTTTATAAGCAAACACAGGTTCCTATTATATTGAATACATCTTTTAATCTCTCACGACAAGCCATTGTTGAGAGTCCTAATGATGCTATTGAGACATTAGCCATTTCTGAAATGCATTATGTTTATTTTCCAGATGTACAAATGATGGTAGTAAAATGACAGAAGACTATAACGTATGTGCAGTATCCATAAGTGGACATGAAGCAGGTGTATGTATTCTTCGTAACGGAGAAGTATATGAACAGTTGCTAGAAGAAAGACTTTCTGGGCATAAGGCTGATAATCATCTTTTCCATGTCTATAAGCACATTAGAAAATTTCATGATACTTATGGAATTAATGAACTCGTTTATATTAATGGTGATGATAAAGACATTGGGGATATGATGGAATGCTTGGCAGATAAATTCTCCATGCAAGATATCCCATATGAAACCAATGTTGAAGAGCATCATTTATTTCATGCTTCATCTGGGTTCTATTCATCTGGATTTGATGAAGCAATTGTTTTAGTTATTGATGGTTGGGGTGCTGATTATAGAGTTGATAAAGTCATGGAAATGGCTGGTGTTGAACTTAATGAGACACAACAGGAAGAATCTAAAAACTTTAATGATACTCTATTCTTAGAAAGTACGAGCATATATCATGCATCTTATCCATGTGGATTTCAGTTACTTCATAAGTATCTGATGGTTCCTGCTCCACATCCTAGAGGATTTATTGAAGTTAATTTTCCCAGTGATTTCTTTGAGATGCTTCAAGGAAATGCAAATATCAATGCAAATTCTGCATATGATATTGGAGTGATGTATGGAACAATCACTCATCATTTAGGATGGATCCGTGATGAATGTGGTAAGACAATGGGTCTTGCAGCATATGGAAAAGAGAATCCAAATCTTCCTCCATTCATTCTAGATCATAATAATATGCTTTGTGCAAATATGAATCTATTCTATAGTAATAGGCTCATTAATACCACAAACTATCCAGAAATGAGACACAATGATGATTTCCAAAAGAAAGCAGACATTGCGTATAAGATTCAAAAAACCATGGAGCATGTTCTTGTCAAAAGAATTGAACAGATTTTAGATAATGATCCTCCAACAAAAAATATTGTATTCTCTGGTGGATGTGCATTGAACATTTGTGCAAATTCTATTGTACAAGAAAAATTTCCTGACATTAATTTTTATGTTGATCCTATTGCTGGTGATGCATGTCAGGCATATGGTGCCGCAACACTATATCATCATGACAGAACAGGATCTTTGAAAAAGAATCCTCTAAAAACGGTATATCATGGACTACGTGAGAATACTAATCCAAATCTAATGAGAAAGAAAATTGAACTGGCAGTTGCTAAAGAAAATAAATTCTCCAGTTCAACCTTGCATGTAAGACAAAATTGAGTTATAATCATCTATAGTGAGAGAAAACTATGAAAAGAGCTTTGATTACTGGTGGTGCAGGTTTTATTGCCCACCATCTTGTTTCCCAGATTCTTAAGAATACTGACTGGGAAGTTGTTACACTTGATCGTCTAGACTTCAGTGGAAATCTAAATCGTCTTCAAGATGTACTAAAAGATTTCCCCGCAGAAGATCGTGCTCGGGTCAAAGTAGTATTCCATGATCTCAAAGCAGCAGTGAATCCACTGATTGCTGCAGACATTGGTAAGGTTGATTACATCCTTCATCTTGCTGCTGGTTCTCATGTTGATCGCAGCATTGAATATCCTATGGAATTCGTCATGGATAACGTTGTAGCAACCTGCAACATCCTTGACTATGCCCGTGGTCTAGATCATCTAGAACGGTTTGTATATTTTGGTACTGATGAAGTCTTTGGTCCTGCACCTAATGGCATCAACTATGGTGAGAATGATCGTTACAACTCAACGAATCCCTACAGTGCAACCAAGGCAGGTGGTGAAGAGCTAGCAGTAGCATTTGAAAATACCTATAAGATGCCTGTTTACATCACTCACACAATGAATGTCTTTGGGCAACGTCAGCACCCAGAGAAGTACATTCCAATGTGCATCAAACGTATTCGTGATGGTGAGACAATCACTATTCACAGTGATCCAACTAAGAAGATTCCTGGTTCACGACACTACATCCATGCTGAGGATGTTGCTGATGCACTACTATTCCTTCTTGATCAACCTCCTGTTGTTGAGAGTAACTGGGGTGGTGCCAAGTGTCCTAAGTTCAACATCGTTGGTGCTGAGGAATTGAACAACCTACAACTTGCACAGATCATTGCTGATGTTCAGGGCAAGGAACTTAAGTATGAGATGGTTGACTTCCACTCTGCACGTCCTGGTCATGACCTACGTTATGCACTCTCTGGTGAGAAGATGAAGCAGATGGGATGGGTTCCTAAGGACATCCGAGGTCGTATCAAGGAAGTTGTTGAATGGACCCTTGCAAACGAACGTTGGATTAAGATCTAAATAAATTACACTCTGAGATAAACATGGCAACATATCCTGTAAAACACAAGGAGACTGGTGAAACCAAAGAAGTGAAGATGAGCATTCACGAATGGGATCAATGGAAAATTGATAATCCAGATTGGGAAAGATTCTATACTCCAGAAAATTCACCTGGATTAGGTCTAGAACCAATTGGTGAGTGGAAAGACAAACTTGTCAAATCAAAACCAGGTTGGAATGAAGTTCTTGAACGAGCATCAAAACAACCTGGAGCACAAAATCTAAAGATCTGATATGGCTAGAAGGAAAAGGAACAATGATAACGTTGGTATTCATTCAGAATATCGTCATCAAGCACTAAAAGGAAAGAAACCAATCAATAGTGATCACCTTTTAGATATTGAACCACTTACTGAGAATCAGAAGAAGTTGTTCAAATCTTATGAGGAAGGAAAGCACATTGTTGCATATGGAACTGCTGGTACAGGTAAAACATTTGTTACCTTGTTTAATGCAATCAAAGATGTTCTAAATCAGTTTACACCATATGAAAAGGTGTATGTGATTAGATCTCTTGTAGCAACCCGTGAGATTGGTTTCCTTCCTGGAGATCATGAAGATAAGTCAAATCTGTATCAGATCCCATACAAGAACATGGTTAAGTACATGTTCCAAATGCCTTCTGATGCTGAGTTTGAAATGCTCTATGGTAATCTGAAGACTCAGGGAACAGTTAGTTTCTGGAGCACGTCATTCATCCGAGGCACTACATTTGATAATGCCATTCTCCTTATTGACGAATTCCAGAACTTGAATTTTCACGAACTTGATAGTATAATCACAAGGGTTGGTGATAACTGCAAGATTATGTTCTGCGGTGATGCCACTCAAAGTGATCTACAAAAAACAAATGAGAAGAATGGTATCGTTGATTTTATGAAGATTCTACAGAACATGCCTTCAGTGGATGTTGTAGAATTTGATTGTGATGATATTGTTAGATCTGGTCTTTGTAGAGAATATATTCTTGCAAAAAATGAATTGAACATTCTATGAACTACAAAGTATATTATGCTCCAGAGTATTATGAAAACAACACTATAAAAACTGAAGATCCAGCAATTCATAAAGACTATACTTATAGTGATTGTCCTGTTTGGAAACATAGATTCAACAGGACATTTATTGGATATTCTCCATGTGACTTTACTTTAAAGATGGAAGAATATAAAATTCAGTATAAAATTGATGATGAAGATCCTGTAGAAATTAATCTAAAGGATTATGAAAATGACGCTGAGTATGATGATGGAAATGTTCATTTCTCTATGGATGATATGTTTAATGAACTTCCAGTTCTTCAACTGAAGTTCCCTTGCTCATACTTCTGGACAGACTTTGAAAATGATTATATGTGGTTTGAGTTCTTAGACCATCCATACACTGCTGCAAATAATAATTTTGTTGCAATTGGTGGATGGTTTAATATTGCAAATCATCCCAGAACAACTTCACTTGCATTGCAGATTTGCAATCCTGAAGAAGAACTTTATATTGAAAAAGATGATCCATTGTATAGAGTTAGATTCTATACTGGTAACATGAATGATAAAGTTTCTCTCATCAAAAAAGAATCCGTTCAAAAAAACATGGATGCAATGGATGAGAGACGTAAAATTCTTGTTGAAGATCACAAGTTTATGAATCAGATTCTTTTCGACAAAGATGCAAGATCACAATGCCCTTATCATAATTCATAATGTTTAATCACGTTGACATCGATCTACCAGAACTGAGTAGAGAAACTATTGATGGTGTTAGGTATTACACCGTACCAAACAAAGAAGAACCTCTAAAACTTGTATCTATTACTTCAGTCACTTCTCACTTCAATCGTGAGAAGTTTGCTGCATGGAGGAAACGAGTTGGTGAAGAGAAAGCCAATAACATTACAAGGAAAGCAACGAGTCGTGGTACTGACATGCACACACTTGTTGAAAACTTTCTTAAGAATCAGGAGATGCCTTCTGGTTCTGTTCAACCACTATCAGAATTCTTATATCTCCTAGCAAAGGATGAACTAAAAAAGATAAATAATATTTACGCTCTTGAAAGGTCCCTATATAGTGAGTACTTAGGGGTTGCAGGCACCGTAGATTGTATTGCCGAGTATAATGGTGAACTCGCAATCATTGACTTCAAGACATCCGCAAAACCAAAACCTAGAGAGTGGATTGATGGTTACTTCGTACAATGCTGTGCTTATGCATGTATGCTTCACGAACTTACTGGTCTATCAGTAAAGAAATTTGTCATTATTATGTCATGCGAGAATGGTGAAGTCGAAGTATATGAAGAGTATAATAAGGAAAAATATATCAAACTATTAACGCAGTACATTAGAAAGTTTGTTGAAGACAAACTTGCTTGACTATTTTAATATTTGTTGATATAATGAAACTATGATTTGAAATTATTATATGTTACCAATCTATGCAGATGTTATGCCGAAGAAAGAAAACACAGAGTTGGAAAAAGAATTAGAAAGTAAGTTCTATTCTCAGGCAAAAGTTTCTCAAGATATTGAAGAGATTTATAGTAAGAATGCAGACATGAACTACATTGATAGTGTCATGTATTTTTGCGAAGAGAATAAGATTGAATTGGAGTCTATTCCAAAACTACTATCCAAACCACTCAAAGAAAAAATTAAGTTTGAAGCAATGGAACTAAACTTCCTAAAGAGAAGTAGTAGAGCTAGACTTTCAATTTGAAAATTGACCTTTAAAACCATTTTAGGTCGAAAAAAAATTCCCAAAATTTTTTACGCGTAGGGTTTTTCAAACTATATGATTAAGATGTCTCCTTTTGATTGCTATAAAACCTATCTTGGACTGAAGAATCACTTCACAAAAGATTCATATGATTACCATAAGTATTGTGGTAAAACCCGTGCTTCTTTACAGTCTTTTTATAAGAGGAAAGATAGGTATTGGTTTGAAAAGATTTCCAGACAGAAGAATGATGATGAGGTTAGAGACTTTTTTGTCTCTAACTTTGTTGTATGTGATGATCCACAAACTCTATGGATTGGTGAAATAATTCGTTCAGGAAATACAAACTATACTAAGTGGCAAAAGAGAAACCAATCTCTATCTTATATTTTTAAAGAAGAGATGGGAAATATTCTTTCAAACCAAAAGTTTGATGCATTATTTGTAACCAAAAATGGACATCCAATTCTTCTCAAAAAATACCTAAGTGGTGATATATCTATTGAAACTATGGTAATTCTAGAAAAGATTTTAGGTTATAAAAAACAATTTGATAAAGATCTACATGATCCTGTTTGGGAATTGACTAGTCTAAGAATTAAAAAATATATCCCTTTTCTAAATATTGACATATTTAAATACAAAAAAATACTTAAGGAGTTAGTACTATGAGTTTCTTTGACTCAGAGGTAGTTCAAAATGAAATGTTAGAAGTTTCAAAACTACAAGAGAAAGTATATTCTGAAGTCTTTACATTTCCCTCCATGGATCGTGAAGCAAAGATCAATCATATTAATGATCTTGAAAAACTCATGGAGAAGCAACAGATTCTCTACATGAGGATGGCACTATCTGATGACTCTGATGCCATTGAAATGAAGAATAGAATCAAGGACTCTGCGACCATGATGGGTCTGCCAGAGAACGTTGACATGAACGCACTCTTCTCTAACATGGGGAGGATGATCCAATCCTTCAAGAGGCAACTCGGAGAGGAGAACGATTGACACTAAATAGGATGCCTGCTATAATTGCAGAGCACACAAGCCACAATACAAACACACCGAGGTAATCCGAATGTCCTTTTCAAATCTAAAGAAGCAATCATCTCTTGGTTCCCTGACTTCTAAACTGGTCAAGGAAGTTGAAAAAATGAGCACCAAAAGTGGTGGAGATGATCGTCTCTGGAAACCAGAACTAGACAAGTCTGGTAATGGTTATGCTGTCATTCGTTTCCTTCCTGCACCTGATGGTGAAGAACTCCCTTGGGCAAAGATGTATTCACATGCTTTCCAAGGTCCTGGTGGATGGTTCATTGAGAACTCTCTCACCACTATCGGTCAGAAGGATCCTGTCTCCGAGTACAACCGTGAACTCTGGAACAGTGGTAACGAAGCAGACAAGGAAACTGTTCGTAAGCAGAAACGTAAACTGTCTTACTATGCAAACATCTATGTCGTAAAGGACACTGCAAATCCTTCCAACGAAGGTCAGGTATTCCTATACAAGTTCGGTAAGAAGATCTTTGATAAGATCATGGCAGCAATGCAACCCGAATTTGAAGATGAGGATCCTATCAATCCCTTCGATTTCTGGCAGGGCGCTAACTTCAAACTGAAGATCAAGAAGGTTGCAGGTTACTGGAACTATGATTCTTCTGAGTTTGATCGTCCTGGTCCTCTACTGGATGATGACGATGCCCTAGAAGCAATCTGGAAGAAGCAGTATTCACTCTCTGCTCTGAGTGCTGCTGATCAATTCAAGACCTATGAGGATCTTAAGAAGCGTCTTGACTATGTACTTGGCACCCGTGGTGTACCCAAGTATCAAGATCCTGAAACCCTGGATGAGGAAGCATCCTTTGAAGCAGAACGTAAGGGTCAGTCCTTTACTCCTAAGTTCCGTGAAGAAGAACCCGTTCTTCCTTCACTAGAGAACACTTCCAACAGTGAAGAAGAGGATGATGCTCTGTCTTACTTCCAAAAACTTGCTGA